CTTTGGTTTCTTTTAATTGGTTTCTTTCAGGGTCTAAATCTATTGCTATTCCCCAACTATGTCGGCTATAATCAGAACCTCCACGCATTGCACGAAAATTAAAACAACCTCCAAATAAATCTATTCCAAGTTCCACTATTTTTTCATATCCGTAATGGTTTAGCAAATCTTGAAATACTAATTGAAAACGGTCTGCTGCCAATTTGTGGCATCGCATAGTTGTAACCTTAGTATCTTTATCCCAAGCTAATCGCATAGGGTAAGGTAACTTAATTGAAACTAAATATGTTCCTTGTTGGTTTGGTTTGCCGTACTTCTTAATGGCTTGTTCTGTTGTTATCATATAGCGTGGTCAGGAAACCAATCGTTATCTTCCATTACTTAGTTACTCCAAACATTTTTGACAAGGTAAACACAAACATATCTACACCCTTTAAGTAAACCCCTATTTGAACTTTTAAATTATCTTCAATACTTGGGTCACCTGCTATGATAAAAGTAGCTACACCCGTGATAGCAAACACTATTCTAAATGTCCACTTTGCCCAATTAGGGGTTTGGCTTACTATTGCCTTTCGGGTAAAAGGTCTTACTGATTTACTTTTCGTTTTTAATGGCATTTTCTACGTGGTTTGGGTCTATTTTATTTAAAATTGCTGCTATTGCTTTTCCTAAAGGATAAAGTGTTCCGTTGGCTTTGTTCATTCCTAATACATAGCTTATCGTTTCATCAGGATTGCCGCATCTGTGACCATTTGGCTTTATCATAAAGTCATTGAAAAGAAACTGACATACGGTGTTTCCTGTTTGGTCAATACTCAAAGCACACTGCCAAAAATAGTAACTTAATCCTTTGTGGAATATTGCCCGAATTAATCCGTACAATAAAGAAATTGGCATTAAAATAAACGCCATCAAACTGGCTACAATCATTAATATTAAATTTATCATATTATTTCTTTAAAGTTGCTTTGTATTTTTTATATTCGTTAAGAGTTCTTGCTAAGGTGTATATTATCGTAGCCAAAAACAAAATGGTCTGCAATACTATATTTAACTCAGCGTTATTTATCGTTATAAAACAAAGGACATTTGCCCCTACTACTTTTAGGTCTTCTAATTCTATCATTACAAATCAATGACTTCAATGTTATCTGCTCCGTAGATTGGAATTAAAGTACTTACCACAAATTCAATTAACATAACTTCGGCTGCTTCTGTTTCATATCTTGTTACATCCAAACTGCCTGTCATAGTAGTATTAAAATCTGCAACATTGGGGATTGAAACTTTACCGTCTAAAATAGCTTGTTCGTTTTGATACAACAAGGTTGCTACCTGTGCAGGAATTATACCATCCTTTTGGCTTTTGTTGTCAGTATATGCCTCTGAAACTATTAATACACTACCTGTTGGAACAATCATTCCACTTAACAAATTTACTTCTGCGTTTATTTTTACTATTTTCATATTTCTTAATTTATTACTAAAAATCCTATTGATACTTCTGCTGTGGCTGCTGCACTTAAATTAATAACAAAACTTGCAGCACTTGGCACTACATTTTTTATTTGAGCCGTTGAATCATTTGTTCTTAAAACTGCCATAACTATTGATGCTGCCGTTACTAAGGAATTTGTAACCGTTACGGTTGTACCTGCTGCGGCTATATTTACTGTTCCACTTGCTTTATTAATTGTTCTATTTCCTGTTGTTCCTGATGCAGTATTTGTGGAACTAACCGAAATTGCACCGTCATCTTTTACTAACAATAATGAAACGGCACTACTATCGGTAACATTTAATGAACTTGTGCCGCTTGTTGTACCGCTTCCTTTAACGTGCAGCCTTGATGTAGGTGCATTGATACCAATTCCCATATAATAATTGACATCAAGTCGCATAACCTCTGTTGCTGATACCGCAAACATCATAGGCTTTGCACTATTATTTATAATCATTAACCCCGCATCACGAGGAGAAGAAAGTAAAACATTACCACCTTGCATATTAACTCCCGCATAAGTAGAACTTGCTGAAGTTGTTCCATGTGCTCTAATGTCAAAATATGTATCTGCGGCATTTACTTGCGTTCTAAAAAATGCTCTTGCTGATGCACCCGTTGCCTCTATATCTACTTCAGTAAAAGTAGTTCCTGATGATACATGAAGGGGATATTGTGGAGCATTAGTTCCAATGCCCAATCTTTTGTTTGTGTTATCCCAAAAGAATTTAGTAGCATCACTTGATAAAGCACTACCATCTGAAAACTGAACTGCACCTGCAACGCCACTTGGAGCAGCAGCTACAACTAAATTTCCACTACCTAAAATAGATGTGGAATTAATAGTTTTAATGTTTGTGCCACTAACTAAAGTAGCTTGTTTCCCGTTAAAGGTTGTCCAATCCGCAGATGATAATGCTCCTCGATTAGCAGCACTTGCAGTTGGTACATTTAAGGTAATTACAGGTGTTGTAGTAGAGTTTGCAACCGTACTACTTAAATCTGTTCCCGTAGTTCCTAATGTCAAGGCTGAAACGTTTGTAACCGTTCCACTTCCACCACCTGTTGAAGCAATAGTTATTATTCCATCGGCTGAAGTTCCCGTTGTTGTTAAAGTAATTCCGCTACCTTCTACTAACTGAACACTTCCACCCGTAGATGATAGGGTAACGGTGTGTGAAGTTGCATCTGATGTATTGGCTAATGTCTGATTACCTGTATTCGTTCCGCTTGTGTTACCTATTACGGTAGCTTGTGCATCCGTTACATAGTTCTTATTGGTACTTGCTGCAATGTCGGCTGTGGTTGCGTCTGCACCTGCTGTTACTAATCCCTTAGCATCATAGGTTATCTTTGTTTTGGTTGCACCTGTGATGGCTGAATTTGCTACTACGGGTGTAAATCCTAATGCACTTTCAACTGTTTTATTCTCCCATATGTCGGTTGCTAAAGTATATGCTAATACATTATTATTCGCAGGTGTAGCAATTTTAACATTGTGCAATTCATCTAACTCATATCCGTTGTCTACTTTTACATAAATAGTCCCTTGTGTTGCGTGGGCATATATTACATAACCAATCACAATTAAATGGTTAGGTGCTGTCGGTTTTACTTTTGTAACATTACCAGCAGTCGTTGGGCTTAGATAAAGTATATCACCATCAGCCCAAGTTTCACCTTGTAATGAACCTGTTGTGTTTATCCCACGAACTAATCCGCTTGTGGTTATAAATCCTTCTGCGTTGTTGGCAATAGTTTCAGTAACTAATCCGATAGTTTCCGTAGATAAAATGTCTGTTGTAGCTTGTGCTAAATCTACTTTTGCTCTTTGACCTATTGCTCCTGTAATTCTTACGGCTTGATAATTAGCTTCTAATAAACTAATATTTGTAGCTGTTTTATTTACAACCCTTGTAACCTGCTCTTGCCCAACTTGTAAAGTAACATTTCCGCCTTTAAGTATTACATTTATAGTTCCATCGGTGTCATTGTAATATACCGAACCTGCTGTGGTAGGCACAGTTGTAGGCGTATTATCAAACTCTAAATTTCCTAACTGAACTCCAAACTCTCCTAAATTAACATCATTTGTTGCGCCCGTATAAGGTACTTTTAAATTTAATGCCGTTTGTGTCGCAGTTGATACAGGCTTGTTAGCATCACTTGTATTGTCTACGTTACTAAGTCCAATATCGGTTTTAGTTAATACAACTGCTCCAATATTAGAATTAACCGACTGAACAGGGCTTTGTGCCTTAATCTGTGTAATATCTATTTTCTTAGTGGTGTTATCACTTATGTCCACAATAGGAAATACATCATCACTTGCAATAGTGCTTATTTGTGTTAACTCGGTTATTTTTTTATCTGCCATTTTATTAATTTATTACTAATTTGCTACTATCCTGCTGCAATAAGAATCCTCCATCTTGTGTAAGTATATAGTCCACTAATCCTGTTGGAATATTTGACAAAGTTAAAACATTACCTACTAAGGTATATGTTGCATTTAAAATATTAAGATTAGTGTCTTTTGCAATTACTTGTAAGTCATCTCCTGCTACCGTTCCAACAAATACTAAGTTATTGTCATAAACCGTAAACAAAGGTTGTGGTGTTGGTGTTGGTGTTGTTCTTTCAGGAACCCAACATTCATTCCACTCATACGGAGTATTTATTGTAAAAGATAAAGTATGTCCTGCATAATCCGATAAATACTTATGCTCTACTGGTTGTATTGAACTCTTTTTTGGTAAGTCAAATTCAACATCACCATCGTAATTATATATCGCTGCTGATATATCTTGAGCAACTTGTAATGTGTCACTCATTATATCTTTTAAGTTGCTTAAATCCGGGTTTAAAACGTCTAAGAACGCTAACTCAAAGCTATAATTTAGTTGTGTTCCATCTGTGTTTCCCTGACTTACGTCATACCACATTAAAATCCCATCAACATCAGAGTTGTCAATTTCAGAATTAGCACCAAATATTACAGTATTAATATTACTGTGACTATTTGCAAATCCTTCTATTATCTTGAAAATCTGATTTAATGTCATTTAGTTTTATATATGCTTCTAATTTGGCAAGATTTTCTTTATTCTTACTATTACCTCTACCTTTATTTATTTCTCTTTGTTTACGAACAACAGTCATCGTCATCATCTATTCTTTCAAAGTTTGAATAATTACGTTTGATACCTCCTAAGTAAATTGAACTTTTAAACAAATCCTTTTTTGGAAGTATGTCATCATCTTTTGTTCCCGATGTTAAATATTCAGGGAATAAAGTTTCATTTGCACATAAATACTTTCTCGTTCTGTCTGCAAAATACTCGGCTTTATTCATCATATTACCGTAATCACTTAACAGATTTTCTCTATCAACATTGCTTGAATTTTCGCTATACTTTTCTTGAAATCCGATATTGGTAAACCGCCTTGATAGAATGCTTCCAATTTCAGCCATAATCCAATACCTCATTCCCTTATGCAAATAGTCCTGAAGTAAAATCTTATAGTTGCCAGTTACATTTGGACAATCAGTAATTAACTTATTGTAAAGGTCTGTACCTATTATTTCAACCACATACATATCTTGACAAGCTAAGATAGACTGTTGAATAAACTTGTCATCTACGTTACCGTGAACGGGTGTATAAGTCTTGAAATCTGCTGCACTTAATAAATATACTACTGCCATTACTTTTGTCTTACTACTACTTGATTCCAAATGTGCCTACAAAAAGGAACTGCTACCTCTTTGTTAGGGTCACGATACCAACCGCCACGATATAGCCAAACACTTGAATTATTGATAATATCAAAGTTATCCATGTCGTTTTTCATGCCTTCAATTTCTTGTTTTGTATAGAGTTTGTTTAAACTCATCATCTTTTGGCAAAATTCTCTACTTTCTGACTGCAATGCAGGTGCATCGGGTCTTAATCCGTACCTATATTTGATGACTAAAGGACTTATTTTAGGTGTTTTTGGCTCTATTTTAGGGATGTTTCCACCCGTTGTGCCTGTTGTTTTCTCATCTCCTTCAGCTAATTTGATAAATTCAAGCTCATTATACTTAAAAATGGGGCTTAAATCATCGCCAAATTCAACATGGTGGCACTCTATTTCCTCATAATTGTCTGCACTTTCGCCTACTGTTTCAAAATAAAACGGCTTTGTGTCGCTTAATTTAACGGGTTGTACTGCTTCAGGTATAGTTAATCCATACATCTCAGTAACATAATCCAATAGAACTTGTTTAGGCACTATTTGGGCAATGGTAGATTCCGTTAATGGTAGAATATTTGCTAAAGGTTTTAACTCTTTAACTTCTACTATCGGACTGAACCCAAAGATTTCAAATATTTTATTTACTGAACCTAAAACAGTATCTTGACGTGGTTTTACATACGTTTCTTTAAATAGTTCGTATGATTCTAATATTTCAGTTCTACCTCCTAATTGTCCTTCAGTCTTGATACCAAATAACATTCCACTAACTGCTCTGTGACCTATGATAATGTTTTCAGGTACTGCTTTTGCTCTTAACTCAAATTGCTTATCTAAGGTGTTTGGTTGAAGTGGTAATACTTCGGCTGCTTGGTCTTTACCATCGGCAAAATTATATAGTATTTTACTCCCGTTACCGTTTGCAAACTTTGCATTAAATCTTTTTTCTATTTGGTCTTTTTCAGCATCGGTTGCATTTCCGTTTAAGAAATTAACCATCGTACCTCCTACAAATCCGTTCTTAACATTGTTTAAATGGAATTGGGCTATTTCTATTTCTTCTTCAATAGCTTCTAAGGCATTAATATAAGGTGGTAATGAATAATGCTTCATACCAGGTCTTGGTTCGTAATGAACTAAAATACATCTATCGTGAATTACCTTTGGGTCATACTTTGGTAGTTCTAATATTTTAGGATTAAAATTAGTTTGTCGGTTAGTTGGTGTTGAGAATCTTGTTTCCCAGTCTAAAGAATAAAGATAAATAGAACTATCGTTTCTATCTTCTGCAATCCTGTCTATGTCTATATTGTAAACTTCAATAGGTTTGCCAAATGTATTTCTTAATATTTCAAAGGCATAAGAGTTATGAATTTCAAAGTTAGTCCACGTTTTTTTAATTAACGCATCCCAACTTTCAAAAGGATTAGGTCGTTTTAAAAATTGCATTGCCTTTGCAACTTCAATCATATTTGCCTTTTCAGGGTTAATAAACAATCCCCTTCCTACTCCATAACTTATCTTGCCATCTACTATTGCACCGTGTGTATTACCTTGATTATAAAGGTCAATAAGATAAATAGGAAATAAGTTATCTATACCTCTACTTATCCATCGTTTTCCGTTGGTGTAACCTTCTGCAAATGAAGGTCTGTTATATACTGATAACTCAACCGAATAAATATTTGGTTCTGTTTTAATCGGTTGTTTCATAAACTATCGGTGCTACGTTTAATGTGCTTTCAAATTCGGTTTCTGTCAATGCTATTACTGGCACTCGTGCTATTCCCGTTTCTAATAAATACTCATTACTTGGAATAGTCTGTGTTACTACTGACTTCTCATAAACCTGATAAATGTAATCGCCTGATATTAAAGTTACGTTTGCAGGTTCGGTTAAATTGAATCGGTTGTATCTTTCAGGGTAAACACTTGTGTCAGTTAAAAAACAAGTACTAACTTTATTGGTTGTCTTATTCGTAAACACAAATAAATAATATGGATTTGTTAGAGTAACATTTTCTGTTAAAGTTAAATCTAATATACTTGTGGCTGCTTTATTAATTATAACCATTTACTTAATAAGTAAAATTTAAAAAATTGTTTATAAAACAAAAAAGGCTGTAATTTCTTACAGCCTCCTTTGATAGTTTACTAATGATTATCCTGATATGTTTCCACTAAATGCAGGGAAATATATTGTAGGCATATTACTTGGTTCAGCGGCTTCAAAATTAAGCGTGTATCCGTTCATATCTCCATACGCTTTTCCTGCTGTTGCTTCACTTGGTGCTAAATTGACACCGTTGTCAACTCCTTGAAGCCAGTAGAATCCATTTTGGTCTTTGGCAATTAATAATAGGTCAGCCTGTGCAAGTAACAATATTTCTCTTTGCTTTCCAACTTCCATTTTACTTAAAAGTAATTGGGCAGTTTGAGCAAAAAATACTGTTCCATTTTCTTCACTTGTGGTAATTGATTCACCAAAAGTAGAAGTTTGCTTACGTGGTATGTATTTATACCATGCAACTGTTCCTGTATAGCTTGTTACTTGACCACTTGCATTCTTTGTTACTGCAAAGTCAGTAGGGCGGTTTGCTAAGAAAAACTCCTTAACACCACCTGTTGAATCTTTACAACCTTTTACGAATCCTTGGGTTAATGCACAAGCCATAATTATACTAATATAAATTCAACGATTTCAGAAGGATAAGCAACCTGAACACCCATTTTAAATTTGGCTGTGTATCTCATTTTGTCGCTTTCCAATATTTTCCACTCAACTTTATCAGAATCATCCAATAAATCAAAACCTTTAAAGAAGTTACGCTTCTGTCCAAGGTAAAGTTTAGATGTTCCTGTTAATCCTGGTACTCCTACCAAAGTAACATTCTTACCAATTACACCCATTTCGTAGTTAACCCACTTAGTTTGGTCAACGTGATAAAGATTTGCTGTTTCAAGGGCTTGAACATAAAGGTCAAACACATCAGTTCCAACAAATAATACTTGGTCACTTGCGTGTTTTAGTTTCTCTGTACGTGCTGCACACATTGCGTTAACAATTGCAATAACGTTTGACGTTGTGATACCTGTTGCAACTGTTACGTTACCTGTATTACCGTTGATGGCTGTTGCTGCTGTGATAATCTTAATGAAACCATCAAACATTGCCAATACTGCATCACCTGATGATGTGTTACCTTGCCAAGTTGCTACTTCAATATTTTCTACGATTAAGGCTTTCAACTCATCGGTCATTGTTTGACCTAATTGTGCTGTGATTTCATCCTCTCCTGCTGCTCCCGGTGCAAGTAACATTTGAGTCCACTTTGGTAACAAAGCATCCATACAAAGTTCATCACGGTATCCAATTTTGGAAACGGTGATTTCACGTTGGGTGAATGTTGCACTACCTGATGCTACTAAATCACATCCTGTGGCTTCTTGTGGATACGCTGTCAATGCAAATAATTGCAATGCATCTGTCTTTTTTACACCTGCAATGGGGGTCAAGTACTGTGATGTCTTACCTTCATAATGCAGGGCTGTTAGCAATTCTCTTGATTGCTCGTTTACATAGTTTACTAAACTTGATACTACTAATCCCATTTGGTTTATTTTTTAAATTTTTCTAATTTCAATTTTTCAAACTTTGCAGTTTGTGCTTGGATTAACTCCTGTGCTGACATTTGTACTGTTTCTGTTTTTACAGGTTGTGATGGTGTGCTTGCAGGAACTTCTGATAACGCTACAAATGCTTCATTTAGCAATTCATTTATTTTGTTATGGTTTGCAATCTTAGCTTCCAATTCCGCAAACTTTAAATCAACCGTTTTTGCATTTTCTACAATGCTCATTTTTAGTTTTTCGTTTTCGGTTTTCAAAGTTCCCATTTCATTTTTCATTTCAACCATGTCAGGTGATTCTGCTTCTGGTATTTCTGATTCTACTACCTCTGAAATAATACCATCCAAAACTACTACCTGTGTTCCATCTACTAAAGTATGTGAACCATCAGGTGCA